CCAAAACGGCGCGCCTGACGATATGGAAGAGGTGTTTACCGCTCTGACAATTGAGTCTCTGAACGTCAGTATATGGCTAGCCCCGAACGCATTGACAATGCCCGTAGCGCACGCCGGAATGGTCTCCGTGTACATGCGGCTTCCGGCATATCCGCCTTCGGTCGTGTTCGTGTCGTTCATGTTCGCATTGAAAATCGGCTGTTGCGGCACAATCACCACGTGATGGGCTGTCATGGCTGTATCGCCTTTGTTTATCCAGTAGTCGCAGTCGGCTATCACCCAGTTGACGGTGTACGCTGTGCCCGAAATCGTAACCTGCTTCGTGATGTAGTCGCCGGGGAAGATGTCCTTGAAAGTACCGTTGGCGATGTTTGCTGAGACCGTCCCGGCGTTGAAGGCAGCGGTGATGTCCCTGCCGCCCCACATGGCGTTATGCGCCTCAGCGCCGTCAGGATACGCGGCGTACCAGTTGCTCCTGACCGAAGTGATTATCTGCGCGCTTAGGTCCTCTTTTGGCAGATATGTGTCCGAAGCGTCCTCTTTTGACAGATATGTGTCGGAGGCGTCATTCTTCTTGAGGTAGTCGGCCTCGGCGGCAGCGACAGGCAGGTAGCCCAAAAGCACCTTTGCGAGGTCAGCGGCAGTCTCAAGCCTCTGCCACACCTCACCGTCAGCGTCAGGCTGTACCGCTCCGGCGTCTGTGCCGCTTCCGTTGTCTATCAGCGCGAGATACAGAGAGCCGGAATAGCCTACTACCGCTCCTGCCGGATAGTCCGCAGTCGCGTCATATGACCACATGCCGCCGCGCTCGATGAAGTACAGCCGCTCCATGATCATCTTGAGAAACGCGTTAAAGCCGGTGCGCTCCGGCGCCTTGCCGCCTTTGCTGAGCGCCAGCTGATAGATAGCAGGCCATAAGTCTGCTATCGACGGATAGAGTGTACTGCCCTCTTCCTGGATCTCGCCGACATCAGCGGCGCTTCCGGGGATAACGCCCCATTTTTTCGGCTCGGTAAATATTGCCATAAGATCTCCTAGAGTTTTGTTATTCCATAAGTCGCGAAGGTTCCGTTGTCAAAATTCTGCAGCTCCGGCGCCCCGGCAAAGCCGAATGTCGGCGTTATGACCTGATACATTTCCAAACCCACACCTGCCGGGAGCCACGGCAGGTTGTCGAGCGAGGCCTTGTCGGACTCCGAGAGCGGGGAGAGTATGAGGATACGGAGTACCATAGTGCCCGTGTGCAGGACCTGAACGTCAGCGTCAGGAAAGAGCATTTTCATCATCCGGTTCAAGCTGGCAAGACTGCTGTCGCTGATGTTGATAAGCGCCTTGAGGAAGACATACGTCCTGTACATCGGATCCGTCAGCCTGACCTTGCCGAGTATCTTTTTATAGAAAGGTGTCACATTGAAAGTGCCCAGGCGGTCATTTTTGACGCCCGCGGGAGGATCAAAGCCGAAGTAAGGATTTGTGTCCTCTACCGACAGGTACGACCTGCCGATGGCGACGATGCGCCCCCACACGTCAAGGCCATAGCCCTCGGCGGAGCGCGGATTGACCAGCTTTTTATACAGCAAATCGATGTCGGCTTTGGGATTGATTGCCTGCCAGAAGGCGTCTATGACCGCGTGCATACGCTTTGAAGTCGCATACTGAGACTGAACCGTCTCGGCGATATCCCATGTGTCAAAAGATGTGAAGTCTTTCATTACACCACCTCGACTGTGATGCGGTCTGAGGTCAGCGAGGGATTGCCGGTGATGGGCATGTAGGCGGTCTCGCTCCATGACTGCCCGTCAGCCGACACCTGGATCTTTACTACCTGCGAGATGCCGGAGTCGAGGACGGAGGGGATAAACCTAGACGCCAAAACTGTATCGCCCGGAGCCACTCTGAGGATAGGATCTCCGCCGATAGTCGCAGTGCTCTCGCCGTAAAAGTTGTTGTAAACGGCAGATTTTACGGTCTTTTCGTACTCATCGGGCAGGCTGTCCCTGCCAGCCAGCGTGACCTTTACGTATACATCGTACTCGTCAGGACGGTAGAAAGTTACGCTTTCAACGGCCTTTGTCGCGCTGTCGGTAACTGATACCGTAGTGTTCCCGTTGTAGTCACATCCGGCTGAGCATGAGTTGTAGATAGCCTCGGCTATGTCCTCATCACTGCCGCCGACAACGGAGACGAAAACCGAATGCGCCTTGATAAAGTAGCTGTCTACCTCGATGGGGACGTTCGTCTTGTTCTCCCTGACGATGCAGGAGACCACGTTCGCGCAGTTGGCGACGCGCGCGTAAACTGCCGCGATGGTGCCGCGTGAGTTCAGCCCGACAGACGCGTAGCGCCTTGCCTCAAACGCTCCCTGCGTCTCCGCGTTCTGCCCGACGGTTGCCGCCTGCGGATTGGCCGCGGTGTCCCAGCCAGCGACCATTGTGTTTATCCTGCTGAGCGTTCCGGCGGCGGCGGAAATCAGCCCTGCGGACTGGCACTCGAAAACGCACTCGCATGTGCCGTCAGAGCCGATGGTCTGCGCCTCGGTGTTCTGCCAGACGGTGTCATCAGCGGCGCTCATGACCTGAGCGGATACAGGTATGACCGTGCCGGGCAGGCCGGTGCACTTTATGACCGCGCTTGATGGTATGGCAGGCTTGCGCTGCAAAAAGTAGATTTCCGCGAGCGCGTCCTGGAAAATGCCCGTGGCTTTTAAGGGGTTGAGCATATTCGCGAGATAGAGTATCTCGCTGTCCTTCTGTGTGATGCTTGCCGTCTGCGAGTCGACAAGCTGCCCAGCCGGTGTCTCCGGCTCGGTGTTCAGCTCTGCGGTGCTGTCGCTCTTGAAGGCCGCTTTCCACGCGGCGGCTACAGCGGCGCGCACCTCCGACACGCTGTCGGCGCTAAATCCCAGACTTTCGTCAAATACTAATGCCATATGTCTCTCCGTCCTCCATAGTCAGCCTGATATCGCCCGTGAGCGTGCGGGGCGTAATGGCGTCTCCTGCCGGGTTTGATGTATCCTTGCGCACCAACTGGATATCCTTTACGTCAGCGGCCTTCACGCCCTTAACACCGAGCGCCGCCTGACGCACAACAGCCCGGAACACGCTCATGGACGGCTTGCGCCCCAGGGTAATGGCAAAGTGCGGTATTCCACGGTCAGGATCGTAATACGCATCATCAGTAAACAATCTGACTGCGTTGGATACATTCTGCGCTACAGCGTAATCGCCTGTCGTTACCGCGATGTTGCCTGACGCGTCAAGCTGTATATCCCAGTCCGAGTCAAGCAGTAAGCTATGTCCGTATGGCATATGGCCTCCTTACAGCGGCGCGCCGGTGGTGCCGCCACTGTCGCCCCTGTGAGTGTGTGAGAGATAAGGCTTGCCGCCTGCGGTCATGTCACCGGAAACGGTCAGGGTGCCGTTGATGATCACCTGCCCGGTTATCTCCACCTTCGGCGCCGTAACCTTTACCGCCCGCGAGGCTTTGATCTCCACCTCGCTGTCAGTCTCTATTTTACAGCCTTCCGGAGCATGGATAACGATAGTCTTATCCTGCTTTATCTCTATCCATACCTCCGGCGCCTTTGTATGGATAGCGCCGACCATGACGGAGTCGGACTGCGAGAAAGAGCGATAGGAGCCTGCGGGCACCGGCTGAGCAGTGCCCTGCTTTATACCCGATATGTCCTGCTTGCAGCAGGTGAAAACGCCGATATCTCCCGGCACCGGCTCGATAATCAGGGCCGCCACCCCGGCCTGCGTCCTGCTGTACGGCAGTTTGGTCATAGAGGGCATGGGGAGGGATTTGCCTGACGCGTCAGCCTGCGCCGTCAGCTGGGTAGCAGAGACGGTGCCGGAGCCGCTCTCTGAGCCTTTGCCCGAGCAGCTGTCAATCCTTCCTATATATGCAGTCTGCAGCTCGTTCTGCAGCTTCTGCGACATGGCAAAATCAAGCGCGTTATACGCGCCGGTATCGGTGTACGGCGTATTTAGGCCGCGTTTTGTGTAATCATCAATCTGTGCCATTATGAGTACTTCCCGTTTTTGCCCGGATCCTTGTTGGGATAATAGCCGGTTATCTGGCTCTCCCAGGAGCCGTCTCCGGGCATATTTGCCGATAGCTTGTGCGTCAGCTTGACTATTTTCCACGTGCCTGACGCCTTCGGCACGACAGTGTCAAGCTTTATAAGGCCGCCGAAGCGGAAATCAGGATTGAAGATCGCTTTGCATTCGATGCCGTTCTGCGTGA